TCAGAGATGTTTAACCACTACCCGCAGAGCATGGAACTTGTGGAGTATCCCATGGTGCCTATATATTCCTGCATAACGTAGCCCGATAGGGAATATTCCCCCTGGCTGAGTCTAATCAACTATGGCTTGTTCTTCACAAGCCCCCGCCTCTATAGGCGGTGGGTAGTTGACTCTTCTTCTATTTCTATTGGTGGTTGTTTACTACCCATAACAATAGAACTCATCTGTGCAGACCATTGCATTATATCATGAGTATGTGTGAGTATATTTGGTTTCTTTGTATTTAATAAAGCTTTCCATATATATACTTCTGTATCCTGACCAATTCTATGTATCCTATCAACAGCTTGCTGAAAATCAGCATCCCTATAAGGTAAATCTAAAAATATAGCTTGATTAGCTTCAATTAATGTAACACCAGTTGATAGCTTCTTTAATGATGCTATAAGCACATCTATGTCATCATATAATCTGAATTGTTTTAAAACTTCATCACTATCTTTAGTATCTCCAGTTACTACTACATGTTTAACACCCTTAGCATTTAATAAATTTGAAGTATTAGAGATAGTATCTTTAAATGTAGACCAAATAATGGTTTTCTTTTCTGCTTTATTAATAAGAGCAATTATAACATCTAAGTTTTCAGACACCATATCATTTATAGCTTGAATCTTACGTTTTGTATATATTTGACCCATTGCTTCGCCTAATGCTTTCATAATAGCATTAGTGATAGATACTTTTGTTTGTCTTAATAAATCTCTAAGACGTTTATCATGTGTATTCAACCAATTAAAACATACATTGTAGATGAAATTAAATCTATTTATATCATCTATCTTTTTAATATCATAATTACGTATCATCTTCTTCATAAACTTAGCTTCTTTACGAGTTATAACATTATTATTCTCACAATATTCTATTACCATATCAAAATCTTTTATATATTTATCAGTATTCTTAACAAGTTCATTAAAACGTTTCTCCATGTAATCATGCATATCTTTTACAATATTATCTATTAAATATTTTTCAGGATTTTTTATCTTTAGCCATAGATTAGCTATGTGCTTTTCTGGTAAATTTAGAACTTCTGATTTCAGCTTTCTGTCCATCATTATACTTAATCTATATTGCAAAATGTCATATGCAAATTCTCTATATTTCTTATATACGTTCATAAAAAGTCTCATAGCTTCTTTATCAAATAATGGATCCAATAAAGCTATTATTGGGATAAGCTCTGAAGCCAATGCTTTTATTGGTGTGCCTGATAATGCCATAATATCATTTATATGCTTTGCATTTCTTAATGCTAAGATATCACCAGCACGTTTAGTATCCATATATCTAATATTATGAGATTCATCAATAATCATAGTAATATTTCCATCCTGTAAATAATCTGCAGCTTTGTTTACTCTCTCATAATTACTTATTACGTAATCATAATCTGTGGAAACTGGATCTTCATCTACATATGCAATTTTGTATTTGGTTTTAAATACCTTACCAATTTCTTTTCTCCATACATCAACTACTGACTTAGGGCATATTATAAATACCTGTTTATTATCTATTACTTTAGCAGTAGCCAGAGCAGTAAATGTTTTACCAAGACCTTGTTCAAAAGCTAATATAGCTCCTCTTAAGTTAAGTTTGACTTTAGATTCAAAATAACTCTCAATAAATTCTTTCTGATATGGTTTTAATTCCCAGTTTAAATCATCAAGTTTAGAATAATCTATTGGAGGAATTGATTTGGTAACACTTATCAACCAAGTATTATTTATTAATTGCTGAGCAATATTTATATAATTACGTTTTCTAAACTTATTTGCTAATTGCTCAAAAAGGTAATATACTTCTGGTGCAAAGAACTTATGAAATTGAAGAATGGCTCTGTGTTTAAACCATCTAGTCTTAATATGACCAAATAAACCTACTTCATCCATTATGTTAGTTCCATATAATCTAATCATATGCTTCATAAACATTTTATAATGTATATTATATACATAGATGTATTTTGCATCTTCAGTTACATGGACAGCCACATTAATAATCCCCCAATCTTAATAATATATGTCATCAAATAGTTTTAATTACCTATGTTGGGTTGGATGGTAGGTTTAAAGAATCTTTAAGTAATATCACAATCAACCCTATCAATATTTTTGCACAATCATTAGGCAATGTTACTTTAAATATTTTCTTGGCAACTTCTAATGCTACTATTGTAAAAGCAACTTCTGCAGATTTAAACATTGAAAATCTATCTTTGTATTTGTTACATACACCAGCTATCTCACTTGCTGTACGCATATGAATACCTAATACAGCTATTATATTAGCCAATAACCATTTACTGTTTTCATCTACATTTGTTATTGAATTAAAAAGATTAAAGGCTTCTTGTACAGCAGTATCAGTATTATCCCTATTGATAAACATGTCAGCATCAGGAATTAATGACTCTATATATGCCAGATTATCTTTCATAGCATCTACTGTTTTATCAGAAGAGGAGACCTTTTCATATATCTGTTTTACAATATTAGCTTCATTTTCATCAACAGATGCAATTACATTAATGATTGATTGAATTATATTTTCATTCAATCGTTTACTTTCTGTCATTTTTCTATCTTCCTCTGTAACTGTAATAAATTTTCCATCATGTGCTTTACAGTGTGCTTTAGCTTCATTTTGATCCCATTCATCTTTCTTATATCTATATGATTGCTCACTAGTTGAAGTTGAACCTTTCTTTTTACCTAATACTACATAATAGGTCTTTCCTTCATGCTCTCTAGACATACGTTTAAAAGATTTATCATCAAATAAGTCAGCATCTTCTAATGTACAAATATATTCTGTCTTTGCCATTTCAATTACCTCCATATTATCAATCTTTTAATTAAATAATATTCATTGATTTAGATAAGAGGAGAGAGAGTGAACTACCCCCACCTATAGAGGTGGTGGCTTCGTGGTCAAGATAGCTTCTGCTACCAGATTACCCACGCTCAAAGGGCTGCTCCATCCCCAGATATACCAATTACATGGCTAATTTTAGCAAATTCTTACTTGCATTTATATCTCTATCATCAAGCGACATTCATCACCCACTTATAGAAGTGGGCGACTTCTGTCGTTGATTAGGTTAATAGAATCTCTCTCCTCATCTAATGGAACTATTGGACAGTAAGAGTAATACTAATAACTTCTATTGCGCCAGTTATTTGTAGATTAATCTGTACTTGGCATCTGTTAAGCTTTTTATCATAATCGTTTGCAAATACATTTACTTTAAACCATTCAAGTGCTCTCTTGGATCTTAGTTCACCAAGGAATGCAGTCACGTTACCTTTAATCAATTCCCAAGTATATTCATCATTTAGATCAAAGATATAATACTTTAAATTCCATTCAAGCACTCTCTTAATATACAATAATGTCAGAACAACATGAATATTCTGTAAAGCACTTGGCCTAGATTGAGTAGTCCAGTTACCCCATATACAATCTCCACCATTGGACCATCTCATTATTGGATTAAGTTGATTTAACTTAAACTGATCTTTATATCCACCAACCAACTTATATCTTATATCTTTAATACCATCAACAACGCCCCTGGTCAATCCAGCAGTTGGCCACCATAAATCGTAATCTCTATCTGTTTTAGCAAATGCTTTAGCAACATGATATATTGGAGAAAACCAATAATATTTACCAGTATATGCATCATATACTTTAGTATACATTTCAAATAATGCTGCTCTATAGTTGTTATAATTATGATCAGTTGTTCTAGTTTGGATAGCTGCAGCAGGAGAAGGATTATCTCCATTATCCAAGAATGCAAAACAATCTGTTCTTATATCACACAAATCCACAATGGCATCTTTTACTGCAGTTGGATATCCTGCATCAAATACTACTGAAAACATTAAACACTCAGGATCAGTCAATTCATCATTTAGATTGCCAGTAAAAGGATTTGTAAGTGTACCAGTATATCCTCTTACCAGAAGTTGAGTGGCAACAGTCCAATCAAGAAATCCAGTAGTTGCATTAAAGAGATTACCATCATCACCATTTTTTAAATTAAGAAAAGTTGTAAAGGGAACAGACCAATCTTTAGTAGCGTCTATATTATCAGATACTTTAACTCTCAATAATTGAGAATATTTATCTAAAACATATTCTACAAATAGACTTTCATTAGTATAATCTACAGCATCTTTGTCAAAGGAAATCAGGAACGATTCTGCTATAACATATTCTCCTTCAGATGTCTTCTGATAAATATCTATATTGTAGCAACTAAACAGACCAGCATATTCTGAAGACGATGTTAATTTGATAGCAACATCATTGTACCAAGATCCTCTTCCCACTGGATAAAATATTACATCAGCATTACCATCAGTAATCTTTGTTGATATAGCATCTACTGATGCTATATTTGTTAAAAATACTGATTCAACACTATCAGCACTAGTATTATACTTTAATCCCAAATTAGCAAATCCAGCAGTTTCTGGTAATACTCTCATTACATAAAGATTACCAAGAATACTTAAATACTGTTTTGCTACATACCAACCTTGTCCATATTTGGCAGGATTACCTACACCATAAGTATTAATTAGATCCTGTACTGAAGTGGTCATCCTAGGTACATTATCAGGTCCTTTTTCTGAAAATAAACAAATAAATCCAATAGTACCTGGAAGTGGCTGCATAGTGAAAGATTCATCGACTATTGTAGTATAAACTCCTGGAAAAATATTTGTTGCCATATTACATTCCTCCCAATAAAATTTTGTTTTTATTACTAAACTTTTAATTACAAATAAAATAAAAGAATATTATGACAAAAAAGATATCCCACGTGCACATATTGTTTGAATATTTGGATCAGCTAATAATTTAGCATTTATAGATAAAGCATAGATATATTGTGCCATAGGCTCACTTGTTACAAAAAGCTCTCTAAATATGGGCACAGGATATCTAAAATCTACCACTTTAACTGTACTTATAAGGGAATATGATGTATCTAAAGATTTAATAGATAATACTTTAAATTCATATCTATCAAGAAATTCCTGATTAAAGATCTTTAATCTGTGATTTTGATTTCTTACACATATAATAAACTCTTTAATAAATGTATCAAACCATTCTTTATATGAGTCCAAACTTGGTTGATCTATATCACGTTGATTCAGATATTCTAAAGTATCTTTATATATTTCATTAAATAAATAGATAACTGTATTGATTGTATTCTTATTTATTTTTGACATGCCTTGAAGCATAGGTATTTCAAAATACTCAAGAATGATATTGAGATATCTTTTATACCATAATGATGCCAACATTTTAGACATTGTAGATAATTGGGTAAATTCATAAAGTAATTTAAAAAAGAAATTCTTATAAAATGTATCATTTGATTCATAATTAATGAGAGAACCACGTTGATGGGCATTATATGCATGGATACCACTATATAATATTGTGGCAAGGACTTTTCCAATGTTTTCTCCCATCATTCTTTTAAGTATATCTTTCTCATTTTTTAATAATATATTTTTAGCAAGAAAGTTTTTAACACTTGTAGATATATTATCTATTGCTGTAAGTATAAAAGATTCATCATAATATATTTTATTTGTTCTCCAATCAAATATAACTCCATTAGGTGCTCTATTGCCTCTTGGATATATTCCTCCTGAATCCATTTGGCCTATAATAACTGTACTTAAAGGAGATTCTATTAATTTGTTTTCTTCAAGTTTGAGAATAAAATTTCTAAATGTTTCTGGCGTCATTTACTTTAATCTCCTTATGATCTCATATAGTTATATTACTGAATATTGATGATAAAATAGGATATATCTCATTTACATAATGTGCAAAATCTATTCTATTATGCATATCATTATATGATGATAGATCAATATCATCACTGTTGATTATAGCTGTCATGTTCTTTAACTTTAATTTTATGCTTGAGCCATCTGTAGTTTTATAAGCAAAATCTAATAATGAATCAGTATTATTAAATAAGAAAGTATCAATAATATAATCCATATCACGTTCAGATGTAGCTAAACACAATCTGGATATTAGACTATAGAATATATTGGGGCTTAAAGAATCAAATCCTTTAAATGTAACCTGATTATTTTTGTTTATTACACCAATCATATACTTTTGTTTAAAGAGTATCCATTTATAAACAGTTATTGATAATTGACCATATATATCATAGATATCATTTAATATTTTCATTTTATATGGTTTTATATATGCTCCATCTACTTCACTTTTAATGATGTTCCCAATACGTTCAGCAACATACAATACATCATCATAAACCATATATCTTAGTTTATATAATGTATCAATACCCATACAATGAATAATAATGTTTGTTAGAAAATAATTATATAAAAATTTCTTTGCTCTTTTGGGAAGATAACTTGAGGATGCTAAAATAGTACACATCTTAGTATAAAGAGCTAATGCATCTGCATCTAATACTTGTTCAGCATACGTTGTAAATGCTCTTTGCATATCTATCTTTATAATATTAGATGTAAATAATTCTTGTTTTGGATATATGTACTTTATAATAAATTCATCATTAGGTTTAGATGGTGTTGTTCTTTTAGAATATGGTTTTAATTCTTTCCAAAATAAATTAATTATATTATTATAATTGGTTAAAATATTATTTAATACATCATATGAAACAATCCAATCATAATAATGCTTTACATCATAAAGCAAAGTCTTTTCACAAACAATATATTTCATACCACATATATCTTTTAAAAAATGATAAAGGTTATACAATAATGATCATCTCCCTTACTCTTTAAACAATATATCTGGCAATATCATCTTCTTCATCATTATTGTTCATAGATTTGTTCTTGTTGCCTTTTAATAAATTATACTCTGCTATAGACTTAACTAACTCTGATTTAGTATCAGACAAAACATAGAAATCATCATTGTTAATTTGTATATTTGAGCTTCCAACTACATTTACAGTATCAAATATATCTACACCACTATTCTCAAAGTCTAGTATATCAAAATACTTTGTCAAGTTCAAATGATTTGTTACCAAGAAACACATTCCTATAGCAAATACTAAGTCATCATTTGGCTCTCCTTCTATTCGTCCTGATGATTTTCTGATAAGTGATGTTGCTTGTAATCTTAGATTTTTAGATTTAACAAGATTATCATGTCTTGTGAATAATTCATATATCTGTTCCATTAATAAAGGTCTAGTAACTGCAGACATTGTTATACCATATTTATCTTTATTTCTGCTCAATTCATCTCGTATTATATATTTTTCATATTTTACTTTTAGCATTTCTATTGTTTGATTTCCAACTGCATTGGATTCTATTACTAATAATTTATTTTTTAATCTATCTACTATAGCTGGGATATATTGGTCACAGAATTTAATAACTTGACATTTAAACATACCTTCAGCTACCTGTTCTCCTGTATCATAATTAATGACCTCTACTGCAGAATAATCTGTACCACTGGAAGTAGCAGTATCTATACCTATTATATATCTCTTATTATCATCTGGCTCCTCAAACCAGTAAATGTATCCATCAGGCATTGTTGAAGTTGATATTGGTGGATAAGAAAGCGATTCATCTTGCAATCTTTTAATAATATCATCTGGAAATATAGAATCTGTGCTACCTAAAAATAACAGTTCATATTCCTGATTCATTGTTTTCTCATCATAGTTGTTTAAGGCTTTTTGCTTCTCATACCAAGCATTATCATATACAGGTATTTCAGACCAATGAATCTTAACTGGAATATATGCTGATCTCTCTGGATCAGTAATGCTTTCCATCCACATCTTATAAAACTTTTCACCTTTACCAGTTCTTCCATTTGGAGTAGAAGATAAAACTACACCATAAGGAATATTATTTTCTCTAGCTACTTTAAATGTATATCCAGCTGCATTTAAAATAGCTTTTAAATGATCTTCCAAATGTATAAATGAAGCCTCATCTATCCATATAAATGTAGGTCTCAAACCTCTACCCTTAGATGAGTTAATATCTCTAGTCTTATTACTTGCTTGTAAAATCAAAGATGAACCATTTGACAATTTAAACTCTTCAGCCTTATTAATAGTATATGTTGGCCTCATCCAATCAGGTAATCTATTTATGATATCTTTAACTTCTTGTAATGTTTCTCTACCCTGCTTTAGATCCCTTGTCATAAAGAGAACATCATAATTATCATTAAATATCATTAAATATGCTATAACAGCTTCATTCATTACAGTTTTACCACATTGTCTGGATGCAAGCAAAAGAATACCATCTTTCTCTTTTTTAGTCCAAATTTCTTTTAGAGCATTGATATATTTCATCTGACTGGGATATAGATTCAAATTGACAGTTGTACCTAATCCTGGAACAGGTATCAATACATAATTTTTAAAAAAGTATGTTATATCATATAAACATTTAAAGAATTCTTTAGCTTGCTCTTCAGCTTTCAAATTGATTCTCCCTTTATCTATCCAGCATATGCATCATGAGTAGATACTGCATTTAACATTACATTTATAGTACCTTGTGCCTTTTTAACCTTAGTTCGTTTGATATTAAATTGAATACCTGATATAAAAAATGTTATTTCGCTTCCTATTTTATAGTTTATATGCTTATATTTCAATACAACTTTTCTACCTATATACCAATGTGGAAATCTAAATGGTTGGGAAATACGAACAGATATAGGTTTAACTGTATTCAATATTATAGATGCTATACTTTCTCTTAAAGAATATTCATTACTCTGATCTAGATATATTTTAGTATTGGGTTGTACTATCTTGTCCAAATAATTTTCAAATGAATCAACACTATCTACAAACTTCATAGAACGTATTAAACTCATTACATCTATTTCACTTTCTTTATACAGACCAGTATCACTTTTCTTACATAGTGTTATTTTCTTTGGAATGAGTGCAGCAATACTACTAAAAGCATTTGTTAATTGAGGAAGATTTGGTAAAAAATACTGTCCATCATCTATCCTTATTTTATCTTGTTCTTCTTGTGGTAAATCACCATACAATTCTAAAGCTTTATCTGATGTTGCTTCATTTAAGGATTTAATATATGCTACATTATCATGCAAATTAGTATAAATGATAGGGGGAATATTGAACATCCCATATCGTTGAGATATATATGCTAAATTGATAAAGAACTTATTATTTGGTATCCATATCTGTTCATATTTTTCAGAATTATCTAATTTGGATACATTTAATCTTAATTTTCCATGATTTGTTTTTGCCCATAAACTATTAATGACATCTACAACTTTAACATTCTCATAAAGACCACCAACAACAGTATTAACACCAGTATATGCATCTTTAGCAACATATTCATGTCTGACATTTATTATATCTGGTCTAGAAGATAAATCTGCTTCTCTATGTATATCAATCACAGCTTGACCAAAACTCAACCATTCACTATCTATTAAAGTTCTTTCTGTTTCACCCATATTCTTTTCAACAATAATAATATGAACAGTATAAGGCATAAGGAGTAAATTTCTATATCTATTATCAATTCTAAAGTTCATTTTCATACGTGGTACTAATTTATGATTCTGCATGATAAATGCAACTTCAAGAATTTCTTCTTGCAAAACAAGAGAAGTCTTAGTAAATTTAAACTCTGCCTTTATATCAAATGCACTTTGCTTAACATCTGCATCAGGCATGTTATATCATCTCTATCTCTTTGTTGTCTGATGATTGTAATAATGATTTCAACTGTGTTAATATAGCATTCTTAGCAACTCTAATTGCACTTGGATTGATGCTTCCTATTCTTGTGTAGAATATATCTGAAGCGATATTAACAGTATTCATCATAGCTACTAATTCAAAGCCAGATGATACACATATAGTACATGTTGCACCAAACATACGTGTGATTCTATTTCTGAAATCATCAACAGTAATATTTGGCATTATATTATATTCAGTTAATATTCTAAATATATCATTCCAACTTGAAACATCATCACTTGGTAGCTTTTCTGTTTTAATATTAAATCTAATCTTAGAATTCTCTTCTTTGGAGAAAAATCTTCTCAATGCACCAAATGCAATTGCTTTTTCATTACCTTGATAATCAAAATAATGTGAACATATTAACCTAGCTATAAGATAAAAAACAGTACCAAGTTCCTGATCTGAAGTCTTTAAAATATCAAAATCTCTTATATAACATCTCATTAGAAGAGAATAACAGAATGCACACGCTGCAAAATACAATGAATTTAATACTGTTTCATTATCAATATCATACAATATTAACTTTGTTAAACCATATAATATGCATGATGCAAAATTGTTATAGTCTTGGACTATAATTTTATTTTTAGTCATATCTAAACGAGCAGAGCACACATCTATATTCAATACAATACCTTTAGATGTTGCATCTGTTACGTATATCAATGCTGGTAATAAGCTAATTGCTTGAGGAAAAACAGATAATGATATATTGTTCAGAGTTAATTGCTTGATATATTCAGTATATGATGCTGAAAGTGCACTGGCTAATATATTATTAACTCTATCAATACCATCAAAGGGTCTATGTGGTTCTTCTAAATTAATTCTCCTATCTGGTGGGTTTCTCAATATTGGTATAGTTATATTAAATATATCAGATGGTGTATTAGTCAATCCTTTAAACATAATTATTCCACCTTTTAATTTTACTTCTTAATATATTTATCTAATATATAAATATATTGCGTGAGTTTATCCAAACCAATTTCATCTACTAACTTCTTAAACGCAGGCGTATTCTGAATATCTGTAAAGTCAAAATTGGGAATTTTAATATTAAGCCAATTGTCTATAGATGTTTCTGGATCTTTACCATTCTTTATGTATTCTTCATATATTTCTATAAACTCTTCAGGTGATGTTATTTCCTTAGCAGTATACGAATTAGATTGTTTTTTAGATATTAATATATCCTTTATTTGTTCATTTGATAATAACTTAATGTTAGGATAATAATCTGATCTGAAGTTAGCATTAGTAGCTATTTTATTAAGTAAAAGAACTAAAATAAAGAAAGTAGTATTGTTATATTCATCATATGCTAATACTGGTGATTTATAATCCATATCAGGAGACATATTATATTGTTTTGTAGTCTCTACCACTTGATCTATCTTATCCAATAAAAAAGAAATAGATATATCTGGAACATTCAAATATGTTAGAGAATCTCCAACATATACATACTTGTATTCTTCGACTGATTTACCAGTAGCCTCTATAGTTAATTTTTCTATAACCTTACCAATTCTAAAATCACTTTCTTCTTTAACATGCTCTCTTATATCAGGAGATGTCCACATATACAATCATTCCTTATGATGGTATAAACATAACTCTGACTTGATTAGCAGAATTATTAATATTAATAATTCTTCCAACTATTTGATCTGCATATTGTTTTCGTTCTGTTTTGCTAATAACTTTCCCATAACCATTGTCATCAGGTATAATATAATCTCCAATTTGAGCGTCTTCAACATTTACTACATCTACCCATACATATCCAGCAGAACATATTGGAAGTTTTTTACCAGATTTAATTTCTTCTTCACTACCACCAGCTAGATAAGCATAGGAATCTGAAACTATACCTATCACAGATGAAGATCCTTTACTAGCTAATGCTACAGTATCATTGTCTACTATCGATACTATTTTATTTTTTGCAGTTTCATATGAGAGGCCATCTTCAGGTATCAAGCAATCAGCAAAGTCATTATATACTGCATTATATACTCTTGTAGCATAAAAGTATCCATCTAAATTCAATCTATAAGCTGCAGTTGGTGCTGTAGATCCAGCATATAAATAACCTTCAGCTTTAGTAGTGCCTGATATCTTCAGAGTACCAGTCATTACATCTCCAGCTTTTTTAACATATGTATTGGTAGATTCTGTTTTTGTAGCAAAGGTTGTATTAGCATATGTTCGAAGATCATTAATTCCAGTATCAACATATCGTTTTGTAGCAGCATGCAATAAGTTGGTTGGATCTGCATGGAGAGTAAGGTAACCAGTCATGGAATCTCCAACTTTTTTAACATAAACCCCAGTTGCTTGAGTTTGTGTAACAAAATTAGTATCCACATAATTTTTTAGATTATTTACACTGGTATCAACAAAACCTTTTGTAGCTGCATGCATCGTATTAACTGGATGATTATATAATGTTAAATATCCAGTCATTGTAGTGCCAAGCTTAGGCACATAATCAGCAACCAATCTATTGTCTATTTCTTGAGCAGCATAGTCTACATACCCTTTAGTGGCAGCTTGTCTACTACCCAAGGGATCTCTAACAGTTGATGGGTGTACGCTTAAAGTTAATACACCAGTCATAGTGTCTCCAGATTTCTTAACAAATCTATCATCATGTTGAGAATCATGATTAGCTATTACTGTATCTACATATGTTTTATTTGCTGCTTGATTTGGTTCAGTTGGAGTAACAACATAGACTACTGTATCTTCATTAATAACACCACCATATATAGGTGTAAAGCTTCCAGTTAACCATTTGGGTAGATAAGCAGGATCTGCTCTTAAATCTTTAAAATTATCTTCATTAGCAATCCAAGTATTGAATGCTGATTCACTTGGTAAAGTTAGCCAGTTACCAGTTTTAAGATAAAACAATTTTAAATGTTTCGTCTCATTGTATGTTTCTACTGGAATAGTCTTAATAGAAGCAATTGCTAGTGGTTGTATTTTTCTGTATTCATATTCAACAACTATAAAATATTCTTTTTGATTTATTGGGCCAGCATTAGGATCTAATACTACTATGGTAGATGGTTGTTTAAATTCAATACATACATAGTTCATAACTACAATGCCACTAGTCAATTGCATAACTATCTTTTGTTGCGCTGAATCATATATAAATGTATGATCTAATCCATTGATATATATATTCTGCCTTCCAAGTATTTTTAATAATTTATTATGATTATCAGAAAATACTGGTGAAAAAGGATCTATATTTCTTTCCTGAATAGCATCCCATTGAGTTGTAAGCACATAAGGCATTATAATAACCTCCTCTATTTAAAACACAAAAAACCATTCAATAATTATCTTATCCATATTAGATTTAGGAATAGAAGGAAATGTTACATGAGATAACATGACAAAATTAATCTCATTATGATCTTCTGATGGAGCAGCATATAATCCAGCTTCATTTATGTATGTATCTATACAATCATTATAGTCAATAGTCATAGAAAATTTAGCAGTAAGATAAGCAGAGTATGATATACTGTCTATTAATTTTTTAGTTTTAGTTGGATTATATAAAGGTCCTCCTAAATCATTAAATGGTAATATATTATAAAGCTCAGCATCATTATCAGTTGGCCAAGTTGGCTGAAAGGGGGCATCTATTGTGGCTGCACCATTACCTACAGAAAACCATCGTGGAACCCATTCGTTCTTAGCATTTGTATCACTATAAGGCAAATCAAATAGTCGCTGCATGATATAATTTCTACCAGTTAATACAATTTTGTTGTTCTTATCAACTACAATATCATTGTTTTTATAGATCTTTACTCTACCCTCAAATGAATATTTATCCTTATATTTAATATTATCATATAACTTAAGATGCTTGTCCATATTATATTCATTTCCTCCTTTATTTATACACTCTATTTAATATATTATATTTACTGGATTATATGATATATTTGTTAGATCATATGGTATATTTGTTGGATAAGGATATATCATATTTTTTATTCTCATATTAAACGTTACATTATTAAAACTTTTTCCACGTGGTATATATACCACAGGTATAATCCAGCCAACATTATAAGGTAAATATGTTATATTAGCAATATCATCACAAGTCATAAACTCAGACATATCTAATACATCTGTAGGTCTAAGTTCTCTTGGATAGGGATCTATAAATTGTGCTGAACCTATATCATATATATATGGTAACTTTTTCTTATACCAACCCACATCTTGTTTGTAACACCAACAATTGCTTAATAATTCATTATGTCTATTATGATGATGTATTATGTTCTGTTCTGCATCAAAATTAAATGCAAATCTAACTTCAGGATCACTCTGTGCAGATATTTCTACATCAACGACACCGTGTAATATTTTATATTTAGTTCGTCCTACCAAAATAACATCTCTATTCCAAGTATTAACAACTGTACCAGATAAATGATCCCATGTTAAATGCTCCAAATTTTGGCGTAATCTATCCACTGTATTCATTGTAGGTATATAGAATTTCCATGTAGAAGGAAAATGTCCACTGTATGATTTAGTATATATTTCTTCTTTAAATACTCTAGTTTCTTCATCTATTATTTCATCATGTATGCTAACCAACTGAGAATAATCAAAAACATTAACTACAGCACTATCATCATCTAAATTTGGCACATATCTTATATAATCAATAATAGAATGATCTATAATTTTCTTTAAATAATCTCTTATTTTGATGAGGATATCATATAAACTATCATCTTGAGTATCATCATAATCATACAATCTATGCATTACACCTGTGACAATCTGTTTAGTTATTATTCTAGATATATAGTCTGATGTTGTTACAGATTCATCTATATTACCATCTATTCGTAGTATGGGTGCAGTTTGTAAATTATAAGCATGATAAGGTTTTACAAAGTCAACAATTATTTTCATATATATCTTGTATAGATAAGAGAAAATGGCATATATACGTAATGGAAACATCTTCTTTGTAAAACTATATAGTATCTGTTCTAATACAGCTAAAAAAGATAAATAGAATCTATTCCCATCAAGTAATGCTTTATTAAATAGATTTAAATCATCATCAATTGGTGTATATTGACTATCAAAGAATTTAGCAAAAGGCTTAATATCAAATATATAATCTCTCGACACTCTAGTAATCATAGTAACTGAATTTAAAGCATCTTCAATAGCTTGTAGTTTTGCTTCTATCCAATTATAAAAAGGTTCATTCATTGTTTTTAATACTTCATATGTTGAATAATTTAAAAAATTTGGGCCTGGTTTATAAAACCATTTCTCAATTGTCTGCATACGTAGAAACTTTTCATCAGTGTCAAATACATTAGTAGAAAGTTCATCAAACATCTCCAATGCCATTGGAATATCAACATATGGATTATCAACAGGTCCATTCCACCCTATTGATGATATCCCTACACTCTCTTGAACTTCTGGAGGGAAACCCCAATATAATCTATCAAATACCATCCACAATCCTAAACATAATTCATTAAAGGATATAAATTCTCCATATCCTTCTATTGATAGTACTCTAGTATTATATCCATGCAGTTCCTGATAATCATAATATTGTTTGACTATATCTAATGCAATAGATGCTTCTTGTATTATATATGTTGTTAAGAAGTTATTTATTGAAAAATATGATGTTCGTTGTGGAAAATTAGACATTAATAATTCATCTCCTATCTACGCAACTATTATAATAAAACAATTTCATTATAATGTTGAGGATCCAATAAAGGCCCAATCTGAAGAGGCTCGTAGGTTGTAATTATTAAATTAGGCGTATTATAGCTTAACCAATCGTAGTAAGCTAAATCTAATATTGGTTTGAAAGTAATTATAAATTGAGTGTCAACTTTATAATACATATTACCATATAAAAACAATTGCCATTTGAAATTGTTATCATCTATACATCTTAAGTTACCCATACAATCCATACCAATTATCCTCAATAATGATCCAGAATGTAATACCTGAATAGATCTCTCTAAATACATATCATAGCATATACACATATAGTCATCTACAAAAGATCTATAATTTGATGAATTATAATCATAATTTGCAACTTTACCACTAACATATAGTTTTTTATCTCTACCAATGAAAAACGAGATATTATCATCCAAATAAAACTCGTCTATGTCATACATAAATATATCATTACTTAGATTTTGAGTAAATACTTCTCTTTCAGGTAAAGTATTTAATAATGAACATTGTTCTACATAGTTTTCCAATTTATAAACATCAAATCCAATAACACCTGAAGCATTATCTATAAAATACATAAAGTTGTTAGTACACATAAACTTGTTTAATGGTCTTGATCCAAGATCAATATTAAATGTAATAGTTAGCTTATCTAAGAGATCATATTTCATTGAAAACCATGTATTGTTGGCTTTATTAATAACTATTATATCATTTGAAAACAAAATAAATAAAAATTCATTATAATCATAACTCTGTTCAATATGCAATGAATTATCATTTAAATAATCTGTTAATGACATATTGTTTATAATATGAACTATATTATTAAAACTTAATGTTGAAACGACATTGCGAAACGTATCTATCATCATACCATTAGTGTTGTCATCACTACTTGTAAACAATAGATATTTATCAGACATAAAAGCACATGCTATATCTGATAGATGAGAACAATTAAATGCTGAGATATAATTATTTTTGACCCACCAGTTGCTTTCAACACGAACGTCTATCCACGTTGGTTCACCATCTTGATTATAATTAAATGTAGTTCCAGATAGATGTGTTCTAATACATTCTTTTGGTACACCATTATGAATAACTATACTACCAACTAGATATTGTGTGTTTGGTTGCCATGTACTATAAGCATCAAGATATTCTTGTAAATAATAATCATACCATTCTTGATCATATAATACATATTTTGTTTCAATATTGTTGTTTTTAGTATTTATTATGTAACATATTGTTTTGGTCTTAAATTGTGGTGGTCCAGATATATCAGCTACTGGTTTGGTAGCCATAACATTACCATGACCATCTTCTACATCATAGGATATTCTAAACTTATTTAAGGGTATATTATCGTGATCTACTGAAACAGGATAATCTAATTTAACTACAACAGCAGCCTTATTTGTAAAGGAATTAAAATTGAAACTCCCTACTTCTTTAATAGATATATAATCTGGTAAGTTTAGATATTTCTGTAAATGTTTAAAATTATCTAGATTGTATGTACATAACCAGTTTTTTGGATATATAAATGTGTTTTTCAAAGCTATACTATCTAATGTCTGCTCATCTAAATACCATAATATATCATCCACTTCACTAAGTTTTATATCATTAGCTACTAATACATTTTTATATTGTTTAGCCACATCAGAATAATATACTGTATCTGGAACTAGATACCATTCATCCAATGTTCTATTCAGATCATATTCGTTTATTGTAAAAAACGTATAACCTAGTTGAACTAAAAAGTCTCCCAATAAATTTGGTGTACCTTTTTTGCGCAAAAAAGAATATATTTTGTATGCTATATTCTGCCTAGAATTAAAATCGAATATATCGTATATATCGAACCCATATGATATTAATATATCATTGATGATATCACTATCCAATTCATACACATTAGTTATATTTCTTCTTGTAGTAACTAATGTATTTATGACAGAAAATAATTTAGTAATTAAAAGTATTATATTATTATAATCTTCATGGTTGTATATATTCTGATACACTACATTATCAATATGTGTTGTAACCAGATCTTCAGACTGAAAATATCGCTCTTTCATCATTGTTTGTGATATTTTGGAAAAGTCATTAGTTCTAATTGCATCTAATAACAGTTTAAACATAACAATAGGTACATTAAGTGTAGAAAGAGAAGCCTCTAACTCTTGCAATGAGGATGTGTTTTTTAAATTGATATTATTCATTATTCAATCTCCATCTATTGTTAGAAATTAATACTAATTTGAGACAACGTATGTAACTTCCTGGATATAATAATAAATTCCAATGTTGCTTCTAATAGATTAGTTGCTTTCATATCAGAAGATGTTTCAGTTATATCATTAACTGGATCAACTGAATTTAAAAGATATAAAAACTCTCTTAACAATGCTGTTAACATCAATTCATTTTGGGGAATATCTAATGTAGGATTGGATATAGCTTCTTTAAAAGCATTTATTGATAATTTAGCTTCTAATACTTTATCTGGATAGAAAGACTCTATTACATCTATATCATATGTATCTGTAATAGAAGTAGTATATTCTTGATAATCTAAAAACAGTTTTATTCTTGGATTAAAACTTGATCTTGTAAACTTATAATTAATTTCATCTGCATTAAACATATGTGGTAAAAACAATAAATTAAAAACACTACTATTAATAATATGATCTACATATTTTTCTGATAGCAAGGTTACATTTGGAGGAATTATTGTTTCATAAGTATTAAGTATAAAATCAATCTCAGGAAATGAATGTTTATTATCATTAAAATGTGCACATATATTTGTATGATATAACGAATTTAAATAGTTAATTACTTTCTCAAGACGTGATAATAATATTAAGAATGTCTGTCCTTGAGAGAATGGCAAAATAGATTTTAAATATTCTATGAATATATATTCACCATTTATATTATATTGTTCCCAATTTGCAAATGGTCTAAACTGTTCAACTACACATCTATAATAAGCTCTATTTAATGCTGCTGAACGTTCTATATTAACTATCATCCAATATACATAATCTCCATCTATATTAAAATGCAATATATCTCCAACTGTTGGTACAACATTAGTAGAAGGATCTATAACAATAGATGTCTGCGTATCTTGAGAGTAATTAACTCCTCTTTCAGAGGAATTCATAGCAGGTAATACCTGCTGAATAAATGTTATTGGAAGCATATATATCTTATGCCATTTTCTACCAGATAACTCACCTGTAGTTCTATATGTTTGAATGTAATTTTCATCAAATACTGTATTTTGATAATCTAATTTATAATACGTAGAGTATATAACATTGTTCCAATCAGCATAATCATTATATACTAATTTCTGATACTCATCAGCATAATTTGTTAATCTAATAGTAGGTTGCATTTTAATCCTCTACTCTTTCTTCTTTAACTGTTTTTAATTCATATAATGACTGGCTTAATAAATCTATATTATCTAATATAGGAAATCTATAAGTATAATCTCTATCAGCATAATTAAATCTAATAGTTATACCAATACCTTTATTATATCTATCTCCTATGAATTCACTTTGTACGTCCAATACTCTAATTCTAGGTTCCCATTTTTCTAATGCATATCTAACTTCTTGATTTGCTTCAGTTAGTATATCATCAGTTTCCAAAGAAAATAAAAGTTTAGTTACATTACAACCAAACTCAGGTTGCCATATCCTACTACCAGGAGGAGTAGCAAGAATGACAAATATGGACTGCAGAATAACACCAATATTTCTACTCTCATAAAAGTCTCCATTTGGTGATAATTCTGGTAAACATCCAATCAACTCTTGATATGCCATTATTTGCTACTCCTCCTATTTTAATTATTTCTTTTTCATTGATGTTGCTTTTTGCCTGGACAATTCTTCTTCTACTCTTTGTTGCTTGGTTTCTTCATATTTTACTCTCCAATTTAAGATAGCATCAAGTTTACCTACTGGCATTGCCATAATATCACTATATGGTACTCCTCCAAATAGGGTCATAAATAATGCTACCTTTTCAGTAAGCATCTTTTTGTATGTTTCTTGTGCTTTAGGATTACTGTGATAAGCGAAAAAGCTCAGCTATTAAGCTGACTGGATTCTCCTCTGACTTCCCACAATTGGGACATGTTCCTCTAACATATAAATCTATACCATAATTTCCATATGCTTCATTCCATGCTTTTCTAATAGCTATTTTATCTCTTGATGGTAGGTTACGTAGATAAGAATATATTTCAAACACATTTTTAACAACCAAATATTTCTTATCATCTTCACTATTATTTGTTGATGATTCATTTTCTATATTCTCATCTGGTTTCTGCTTCATTGCTACTTGTTTCTGTGGAATATGTAATTCTCTTATAATAATATAACTATCTGCTCTTCGTAAGATTTCCTGAGATATTCCTTTACTCGTTGCAAACTCACGTTCATCTTTTAAAGTAGGTAGGCAAAGCACAGCCTTATATTTACTTATAGGTAATGTTACATCCACTGTCTTTGCAATTAAACTTTCTCTTCCCTCATATAATCTTATATCAACATTTTCAGTGATATTCTCTTTAACAGTGTATTGAAAATCACAAGCAGAGCAATTGATTGTAAAGTCTTGTTCTTCACCATATGATGCTACTAATATTCCATAAAGCAAAGCTTCTCTGTCTATTATAGAAATATTGCGTTCAAAATTATAAATAGTATCTAAAGGTGGTTCCTTTTCAGTAATACATTCATATACTGTTTGATTAAGTAATGCTGTTGCTTTAGCAGCAGTAAGAGCAGATTCCCTTAATCTCTCTTCCTGTGCTACTGTAAGAGACCTAACAGTTAAATGTAATTTACTATGTGGTGTTATAACCTCAAACGTAGGAAACTGAAAATCCTCAAATTTTGGTAAATCTTTTGCTTGATAAGCCATTAACAAAATCCTCCTTGTAATTAATTATTATTTGTCATTATATTTTACATCATTCTGTACAAAAATGCAATACAAAAATATATTGGTCTCCCTTTATCAGGGAGACCAATATGAAATGGTATTACGTATTACATTAAATTTAAATGTGGTTTAATATAGAATTAGTTGGTTATCTCAATAAGCCCTACGCCTTCATGCCTTATAAACTTAGCAGCATACCTGCTAAGGAAGGTCATGACTGGCTTCCTGCCAAGAGGGAATGGCGTAATGGTTAGTGGCCTATATGGTGCAAACACAAACACAGCGTGATCAGGATTCTCAGGCTTCAACAATACTATCATTTTACCCTGAGGAACTACAGGAGAGCTGAGAACTTTCCACGTATCATCCAGTACACCTGCTATAGGTGAACTACCAAATGCTCCACCACCAACAGTATTACCCTTGAAAGAATAATCAGAAGTAGTTTTCAGAATAGCAACATCAAGAGGATTGGCTACTATAGTATTGGCTACACCAATATTAGTATCAACATAAATCTGGTTGCTTACTTCATTCAGCTGAACTACAATCTGGTTGTACCATTCTTTTCTACCAAATGCAAAATTAGCATCAGGTGTCTTGGAGAAAGTTTTTATTGCATTGGGATGGAAAATGCTTGTTTCCCTAATAAGGGCATTAATCAGTTTCCTATCAATATCCAACGCTATAACATTTCCAAACGTATCTACCAACTGAGCCTGGACATCCATATCAAAATATGCTTTGACATCCTGCTCATACTGAATCGTCCATTCAGCCTGCACTTCATGGTCAATAGCATTCATTCTAATCTTAAGATGTTTAAAACTAATTTTATTAGCATACATTTCCTCAAATCCAGAAATGCTTGCTACTATGGATATACCAGTTACTCTTTCAGCTTCTCCTGCTCTAGTATTAGATACAGTTACTGTTCCTTTGAAATAGTCTACATTACCAGATACATGATCTACAAAACCACTAGTTCCAAGTTCAACATCAAAATTAAACATACCTTCTTCATTAGGTTCAACCAATACATCTACATCAGTAGTGGTACTACCATTATCAATAGTATAAGTAACACTAACAATCTGAAAATCTCTCTGTAGATGAGCCTTAGAAGAATCTAATCCTTGGGCTGCCAGTAAATCAGTAACAGATGGAACAACAACAAGAGCAGGAGCAGTTACTCCTATTTGAGTTGCACTAGAAACATCCCTCTGTAGATTAGGCAGATCAAACTCTTCATTACCAACTTTAGCTACAGCAATCAAAAATGGCCTTATAATTTCAGGCTGATCCATTGGCAATACAGTCAATGCTTCCCTTGCAACCAACGCAGGCCACATTTTCCTAAATACAGGAAGAATTAGCTGAGCCTGTGGTTTAAATCCATAAACAGTTTCAGCAAGTATTCCTTCCCTAACCAGACCAGACATAGTCTTGAACTCATCTTTCATATTTGGTTCAAGACCCTCTGAAAGAGCATCTACATAGTAATCAAAAAGGGCATCATCAGCCAGTATCTGTGGATAGTTTGCTACTACATCCACACCCTGCTTCTTCATAGACTTTGCAGTTTCCTGCAACAACGATTTTACAGCACTATATTGCATTTATTTTTACCTCCATATTAAAAGTGTTTATAATATACTCCCAAATAAATCATTATCTTCTGTCTACTATACTTCATATCTTCTTAGTTTATTATATTTCTCATCTTAACAATAAGAAATATAACCACTTATCTTATTAGTACTACCATTATCATTAACTATTATCAGTTTTCTAAGTAAATTACTTTGAATATTATTGAATACATATCTTCCAGCTTTTAAATAAGCAGGAGTAGAATTTATAGAATTAAAGTATAATCTTAAATTGGATTCACATTCTATAACGACATTTAATCTATACATTGACGACATCTTTTCAATTGGTAATTCAATTGTAAATTGATCAACTAAGTTATCTTCTTTAAAACTATAAAGAATAGGAGAAACTGGTGGATCATCTGAAATAAATTCTATATATTTGTTAAGCTCTGCTTTAGAAAGATATCTACTAAGTGTAAATGTAGAATTACCTTTTGCGATAAAATCACCAACAACTACATCTTTAGGATTGTGATTCTTATAAGTAGGCATTATTCTTTTTACCTCTCTTTAGATAATAATTATTTTATCCCAAAATATTTTTTGAATAGGGTATCAATTGGTTCTCTGGTATTTACATAATCATTGAGAAAATCTACAAGATTCTTTTCTTTCTTATATTCTTCTTCATCATATAGATAATTCTCAATTAATTTATCTACAGTATCTTCTGCTTCCATTAATTTGTTATGTTTCAAATTAATTTCTAGCAGTTCCAATAAAGTTTCAAAATCATTCTTTACTTTATTTTCAGCTAATGGTTTAGAATTAAACATACCATTAACAATATCAAATCTATCTACCAGAATATTGGATTCTGTCAAATATGATGCTCTCTTTTTAGTATTTGCAAAATGTTCTTTGACAATCTCAATCATACGTGCCTTTTCATGTGAAGGATTACTAACACAATCATATGTTATGATTTCAAATGGGGCTGTTATTTCAGTAATTCCATCAGATCTTGGTTTACATTCACCTACTGCTCTAACTGAAAATCCTACCTTAACACCATCCATTATTAAACCAGCTAATTTATATCCATTATCAGTAGAGGTGGTCTCAATCTCTCCCAAGACCATATTACCATCCATCCACATTTTATTTATTATATGAGAGACATTATCATATAATACAACAAAATGCCTATATTCATCTACTTCAGTATTACCTGTAAGCACAGGATGATCCAGTTCTCCAAGCAATGTCCTTGCTTGAATAAGTGGTTGTAAGGAATTAATCGCTTTCTCAACTAGATATTTAGGATACATACGTTTATTAAAATTAACATCATCAGTAGTCTGCAATACAGTTCTAATTTTAACTTTTGGCATCCTGGCACCCATATACTTTGAATCAACTACTTCAGTATATAGGTTAGTTTTATCTATACCATTATCCAAATATATATACATTATGTTTTTGAACCTCCTAACCAATTGTATTTAATAAAGAGTCTATATCATTATCTTGTTCTTTTTCTGGAGAACTAGATAATTGATTATCCTTATCAGATATATTATCTTCTTCACTATTAGTTGCACTGTTATCTTCATCACTCTTTTTGTTATCATTATTATCATTATCCTGATTATCTTGTGATAAGGTTTCATCATCAGAATTATATTTCTTCAGTATCTCTATAGCTTGTTTTACAACTTCTGCAGAAAATTCCTCCAGCTTTTTATTAACTTCATCTAGATTATCTTTCTCATATATGCTATCACCAATAGTTGCAATTGTTTGTAAAACTTTGTTTACATACTTTATTAAAGGAGTAAAATCAGCATCTCTTGTTTTAGTAGATGCCATATTGAGCAAATCTCTGATTCTGATTAATTGTTTAAGATTAAATAAAAATTTATCTTTGATACTCTCAGCATCTTGTTCATCTCCAGAATCTATCTCAGGAGTTTCTGGGATATCAGTATCAGAGACATCTGGAATGTTTTGATCATTGGTATTTAAGATATCTTCTGGTGTAACATCATTGATATTGGTATCATTTTGACCAGTAATATCAGAAGGTTCATTATTTAACTCATCATCATTAATTTGTTGATCATCTGTTTCATTTTGATCATCATCTTCTTCATCTAACAAATCATCTACTTCAAATAAAACATCGTTTTCAGTATAATTATCGATATCATATATCTTATTCAATAATTCATCAATATTCTCATACTTACTATATAATATATTGTCAATAGTCATTTTATACTATAACCTCCATCAATATTACTTATAATATGTTATTAAGAGTCTCTGGAGCTGGTGTTTCTTCTCCTCCAAACAGATCTGATGAGAGTTCTCCACCACCCATGTCTTCTTCATTGGATTCTTCTCTTGATTTCTCCAGCTGTTCCAGATAGAATTCATCAAAATCATATTCTGGTAAGAATCTCCTCAATATCTTCTCTTCAGGCACATTCATTTCTTTAAGTGCATTATATATATCTCTAATTTCAGTGTACATTTTTGATAATGCCTCTGTAATAATACCTCGTGGAGGCATAAACGTTAGAGATATATTATGATAATTACTATTTAGATCATCATCATCTGAATGTACTAATATATATATTTTATGCATTAACTCTGTAAAGTATTCAGAGAACATCTTTTGATATCTGATAACTGATCTTGCAAATAACATACTTTCTTGCGCAAGGGTTGCTTTAGTTGAATTGAATTCTTCTATACCTAGATAAGATGGTGGAATTTCAATACCAGTTAGTATATTCTTTATGAGTGTTGTATCTTCACCCTGTCTGGTATCTGAATAGGATCCCATATCAAGTGTATCCATTTCAACATATCTTTTTCCATCTTTAGCAGGTAAATAATAATCTTCAAAGGTAGATACAATAGAAGGAATAGTTTCTATATCATTTAAATCAGATACCTTTACTTCTCTACTTTTAACTGCCCTTTTAACATTCTCTATTCTACTTGCTGCATCTCTAGTGCCTGATACATCTACAGTAAATATCATATGCTTTCCTGCTCTAGAAAGCATATATATCGTAGATGATACTAATCTGGCAAGATATAGCCTAAATATAAATTCAAGATCTGCAAATATAGATTCTCCATATACTTCATCTTTAAGACTTATATTCTTAAAATGAATCATATTGCTTTCAGGCACATATCTTACATTGACAGATTTAATAGAACTAATTTTATTATAACCTTTTATAATATTAATTAGAACATCCTTTATATCATCAGATAATGAATTTACATCTATTTGTTTGAGATATGAAGAAATAACAGCATACACTTTGTTTATAATAGTATTAAATGCCTCTTTTTCAGAGTCCATCTGCATCTTAGAAAAGGATCCTACATTACCCATTCTTGGACCTGCTGCTTCTTGAGCACTTGTTTCACTATCAATAACTAAATAACCAAGACATATATTATAACGTTGTATCTTAATTACATTATGTGGTTGATGAAATATTAACGAAACATCCTCATATGTTATATTATCATTATTATTTTTTTCAACATCTTTATTTGATTCATCTTCAGTAATAAGATAATCTTCTGTGATATTATCTTCTTTATATTCTCTTAATTCCTTTGATACTAAATCATTTTCTATTAAATTATGTCTGCGAATATGTTTTATATCCTCTGTTTCTAATAACTTGACTGATATCTGTTTATCTTTAAATAACTTATTATTTATTTCAGAAAGATTAATCTTTTCTTCTCTGATGACACCACCAAACACATTCTCCATTTCACGCTGTCTGGTAGTTAATTCAACAAAGAAATCACCAAACAATAAAGTATTCTGAATAATATAATCAGCTTTCTTATCTATAGCTAATACTTTCATAGCATTTCTAAATTCTTGTTTAAGAAGATCTATTTCAGTCTCTATACCTTCAATATCATCTAATTCAGATATTACATTCAAAGATCGTTTATTAATATCATCTGGTGAAAGAATATTATCAGCCCATATACGTAATGCTTTTCCTAATATAGGTATTCTATCTTTAACAGCAAGTATATTCTTATAACTATCTAATCTTTTCTTAGATGGTGTAAATTGAGAATATCCAGCATTAAATGAACTCAATACATTGTCTATAACATCTGATTCTTTTCCATTGTTAGATTTATTAACAACAGCATTAACCAAATCAATCCAGTCTTTTTTCCTATAGGGACTTAATAAATCAGCACTATTAACATCATCTAGATGACGTTCGAAATCAATAGTTAGATCTCCACTTTTATTAATACTATATAGTAAATTTCTAAATGTATCTTTAATGGACAATTAATAATACACCTCTCAGTGTGAAATCAATCTTATCTAATAACGTTATAAATCATATTCAAATGTCTATATATTTCTCTAGATATAAAATCAAAGTATTGATCCTTGGTCATAAATACCAAGGATTCTCTTTGTAATTTTCTAGGTATATTTTTCACAATATATGCAAATGCTTCTTTGTATATCATAAAGTATTCTTCAGTATTTAAATCCAAATTATTAACAAGTGCATCGTGTACACCTTTTTCTTGCATGAAAAAATCTATCAATGATGATATTGTATCTGAAAGCATAGAAAGAGTATTTCTCATTGATTTAATTCTATTTCGCTCTCTTATTGATGACAGTAATCTAGACAGTATGAATGTTAAGTATAATAGCATAAAAATTATAATATATTTTATCATTTATGAAAAACTCCTCTCTCTTATTATCATAATCAATCGAGTTGCAATGATTTAATTTGACATTGCAACTCGATTGATTACAAATGAGAATATTTTATTTGGTTTTACTATTCATCTTCAGAACATTCATCATCAGAATAATCCTCAACCCCACCTCTTACATGTTGTTTTTTAGTGGTGGCATAGAAAAACACAAGATCTTTCTTATTAAGTAATAAGACATCTTGTTCTCTGGTTGGTATGTCAAGCAACACAAAATCAGTCTTACTCTCTGCAATTTTTTCAGCTATACGATGAATATCTTGTTTGGTGACATTCTCTGCAGTGAGAACTGATTTAGTGTTATTAATATACCCAAATACCAACCTAATAGCACATGTTTTTTCCTTAACCTGATTTTCCATAATTATACCCTCCAATATTCTTAGAATGATTTTATCTTTTCTTTTTGATTATATATGACATTTTGTGAAAAATCAAGTAGTTAATAAAACTACTTTCCAATTTCTTCACTTTCTGGTTGTAATGATTTAGATTTCTTACCTGTGCTTTCTTGAGTGTTATCTATAATCTCATATTGTACTCCTTGCACATCCAAAAGCAATAGCTGGTGTTCATATAATTCAACAATAGCTGGAGTTCTAAGGGAGTTAAATCCAAATGCATTTAATGTGCCAGGAGATTTTATATTGACAAGTACCTTCTTTCTAGTATACATGGCTGTAATCTCCTTTTATATAATAATGAACAAACAATATTACTTATTATCATTTGCAAGTTTACGCAAGACCATGGCTGGATCAAATTCTTCATATGTGCTATAGATGCTCAATAATCCTGAAGATTCTCTAAACTTAAGATTACCTTCCTGCGATTCAGCTTCCTTCCAAGGTATAAGCATACCAAGCTGTTCGAGATATTTCTCCAGCTTTTGCCTCACTTCTTTAACTACATTTTCATTAACCTTTAAAGCTTTAAGGGTAGCATCATTAGCAAATACATCAGTTAGGGTTTTAATAGCACCTGGTATTGCATAAAGTTTTCCATCAATAATATCTGCTATGGGATACTGATATGCATCTATATCATTTTCCTTACCAGGTTCAACATATAGATGAGCTTGTTTTATTAATTCAAAATTTACAGTATCAGTCTTAACTGCAGCTTCAAGTATTCTCTTACTAGAATTGACAGGAGACCAAGTAGCATTAACAGCAATTGGAAGTGGAACATAAGATTCAGTCTGTTTCTCTGGAGTTTCTGCTTCTTTATCTGGTGCTTTTTTATTTACTTCTGCTTCTTTTTTCTTACATTTTGCCTCTTCAGGCATCTCATCACTTACATCTTCTAGTTTGTCAATATCTCTTAATATAGCATCCAAATCAGAATCTTCTGCTTCAGTTGTTTTTACCATATCCTTTTTCTTTTCAGCATCAGGATCTTCAAAATTCTTTGATACTTTGTCCATAGCCTTATCTACACTAGTTTTTGCTGCTTCAACCTGATATATGAAATGCTCTACAGTAGAAAGTGTCTTGTCAAGATCAAATTCATCTTCAGATCCAACTTCTGGTTCTAAATCAACCTCAGGTTCAGTTTCCTGTTCTGGCTCAACTTCTTCAGGCTCTTCTACTGGTTCTTCTTGAGGTTCCTCCAAAGATACAATGTTATCTAGAAATTCACTTATAATAGACATAAGAACATCTGTACCATTGTCTCCATATACATCAGACATATCAGCAGGTTCCTCAACAGATACTACAGATTGAACTACATTATCATCATCTGCAGGCGTATCAATTGTAGAAGCAACAACAACAGGTTCTTCCTCATCTTCCTGTTCTTTTAAAGCTGTAAGTAAATTACGTAGTTCAGTAACATCATCAGATTTCTTGCTTACTGACTCTTTGATAGCGTTGTCAACTTGTTTAGCACTCTTTTTAGGTTTAGACTCAGCAACAGAGACCATCTTCTGAGAAACTATATCCTCAACCATAGCATTAAGTTTCTCAGCTTCCTTTGTTAACTTTGCTTTAATATCAACAGTAATATCAACAGGAACTATATTACTCTTTTCAAGATCCTTAATAATCCTACTAGAAAACAATTCACTTGCAATATCATTCATTGCAGGTTCCTTTGAAAACTCCATTTCTTGAACCATTTTATTCTTCTTCTTCTCGTTTGTCATTTTTAAATGACCTCCTATTTTAATATTTTCTTATTTTATGAAACAAGAGCAGATGTTGCTCCTGATCCCAATAGTGCTAAAATTGAAGATATTGATAATATTATACCAACTGGTTTAAACAATGCTTTAAGATACATAAGTTTCTCATTAAGTTCTTCACTTAATCTATAAGCTATAACTGCCTTAAGAAATAAAACAAATAAACCACCCATGATTATATTAAGACTAGCTTGCTCATTAACAGTATCTTCTTTAACAATAGTAAATAATATATTGGGTACTTCTGGTACTGGAGGAGTTAATTCTTCAGGAAGTGGTTCTGGTTTTTTCCCTCGTAGATTATTATATATCTCTTTTGCATAACTTTTGATTTTACCTAACCAACTCTCCTTATCCTTAACATTGATAGATGTTAATTTTTCATTAGCTCTATTTAACCATATTGAAAGTGCTATCAATATAACACAAGCAGTTAATCCTCCAGTTAATCCAGCTAGTGATAAGGAAATTCCTGTCACTACTCCACCTACTGCTAATTTATCCACCATATTACTGGTAGCCAGTTTATTGCCAATATATCTACTTATACTTTTAATAATATTATAAGCTAAATTGAGAGCAGCTTTGGCTGATTTTAAAATTAAAATAAGAAGAGATTTAAACCATTCTTTATCTACTACATTTTCTATTTCTGCACCAATATGGACATGTTTAACATATTCCTTTATTATGTTCTTTGGGTTTTCAAGAACATTAGTAACTATTTTTTTACAACTTGGATATTTGCTTATAACATCATTTACAAATTCCTTAAAATTAGGAAGATCTACATTTAAATATTTGCCTTTTTGTTTTGCATTTAATTCTACTTGTTGCATAATACGACTACGTTCTCTTTTATTTAGAAGTAACATTTTATCAATGATTCCTCCTTTTCATTATATCAAAATAATAATTGGTATTGTAATTCATATGAAATTATGATATAGTTTGTTTAATTATATCATATTGTATCATTTATTTGTTATGATTTCTTTTAGAATATGAGAACAAATAATTGAATGGATATGAACAAAATATAACCCAAATAACAATAAATAATATAGGAGGTAATAAATAATGGAAATACAGGAAAGATTTTATGGAAATTTGGATAAGATACTTGTTGATGTAAAATCAGGAGATCTAGAAAAAATGCTCCGATGGATGAAAGTGTTTGGATTGACTACATTTGCTGCTATATCAGGTTTTTTAACAAGCATAATTAGTTCTTTAAAAGATATAACAAGTAAAGGATTGGATACTATAAGTGGCGTCATCCCTGTGGATCAAATACCTGAAGGAATAGCAACATTCTTTCAAAATGCATATGCTAGTCTTATGCAGGTACTAAGTAATATAGTGTCTCATCTAACTGGTGCTGCTAAAGCAATAGCTACAAACGTACCAGCTACTGTAACTGTTGGTGTTGTAACTATATCAACTGCTCATCTTATCCTTGGTGGTGTTGCTGCTTCTATAGTATTGCTAGCTTTATTTAAACTATTTAATAATCTTAAAGCACAGCCATCTGAAAATACGTTTAGTGATGCTATGGATATATTTAATGAGATGCCTCTATTTGCAGAGAGTATTAGCAAACATCTATCTGAAGAAAATGGAGAACCATCCAAGATGGGTAAAGTTATTTCTTCCATCCTTAATAAAGGTAAAGAAGTAGCAGATAAAGTTGTCGATATGCTCTCTTCTGGTGTAGATAAGTTGGAAGGTGCAGCGAAAGTACTTCTTAGTTCCAAAACAGTACGTGTCTTGCTTGGAGTATGTGTTCTGTTGATTTCTGTTGGTTTCATGTTATTATCTGGTGAAGGTGGAATTCCTGAATTATCTGCTGTCTAAATCACTGTAAGAAGTAACAAAAATAAATATAGCACTCAGGTATTTCCTGAGTGCTATATTTATTTGTTTATATCAAAGTATCTATATCAACTTTCCACAAATCCTCTGTTTCTTCTTCATCAGTTGTGACTACTTCTTGCTCTTCTTCATTAATATCTTGAGTATTAACAGAAACCTTATACTTAGCTAATTTAACTGTGCTTGGGTCTTCATCAAATATGATACTAATCCTTTCTGGAATATCAAACATTCTACAAACAGTATAATCAATCCTCATTAAAAATCTTATATTGCTAGGACCATCTCTATTTTTATCTATAATACCCCAAACTTCTTTATAGTTCTTATAATTATCTATATTGTTTAATATATCATCCACATCTAATGTATTATAATCAATTACAGTTTCTTCAACTTTAGAGAAATCAAATAGAACTAATACATCAGCATTTTCTCTCTTCCTAATAGAGCCAGCTATTTTATCTCCTTTTATGTTTTCTCCATATCCACTTCTATTTACCTGTGTAACAGTTACAACAGGGATATTAAATTCAACACTCATGGCTTTTAAATCATCTACAATCTTTCCTAGATCTATCCATTCTTGACCTGTCTTACTCTCTGTAGTTGCAGCCAATTTATCAGCATAATCTATAAATACTATCTTTATTTTAGTGCCATATGTACGTTCAATATCATTTATTAATGACATAATATCAAAAGTATTAATTGATCCAGGTGATCTCCATACTATGAATATTTCAGTACTATTTGGCTTGACAAATACCTGATCATATTTTTCTTTTACATAATTATAGTTATTTAATCTATAAGATGATTCAAATTCATGTTTGGCTATTCCAGTGGCACAACTTACAAATCTTGCTTGTGTTTCTTCTTTACCATTTTCTAATGTTAAATACAATACACCCCATTTTTCTGATTCAGGTATATTGTCCAGCTTTCTTCTTTCATCAAGAGATATCTTAGCAGTGTAAGCTAAATTAATTAATACTAGTGATTTACCTCCACCAGAAATACCTCCCATAATGTAAACCCTTCCATTTTCAAAGCCACCATTAAAAGCATAATCAAATACTTTGTATCTAGTAGGTATGTGCTCTTTATTAAGTTCTTGGAGAATATAATCTTCAAAATTAGAAGTAGAAAGACTTAGAATATCTCCTCTTGATAATTCACTTATTTTAGTTTTGACTACAGTCTCATCTATAATCTTATTAAAAATGCTCATATATTCATCTAAATCTTTACATGTCTTGTAATCTTTAATGATGAAATTCATTAGTACTTGATGTTGTTCAAATATATTAAATAGACATTTCCTATATGTAAATTTCTCTTCAATAAGATTAATGACATCCATGGAAAGAACATCTTGAGCTACACAATATCTGGAAAGAATTTCATTTTGAATAGATGCTAATCTTGAATCTGATTGGAGTATCTTTTTGAAATCCTCTAAACATATATCTCCATCTATGTACTTCTTTCTACTATCTATGCATTTATCAAGGATATTGACTGTAGCTGAAGCTATATCATCAAAAGCCAAAAATTTAATATTATATTCCTTTTCCTTTGATTTAATCATATTGATAAAGGTCTTAAATTCTTTGGCCAAAAGGGAAGCTATCTCCATAACATCTTTATCTGGTTTCTTACCAAATGCACATCTAGTATAATATGCTACAAACTCATTACCCATAAATACTTTATCTGTTTCTATTATTCTTTTCAGTTCTTGAAACAACATATCTGGTGATATATTATCAGTAATCATAATATAAAAATACCTCCCTTTTATTTATCTTTCTTACCAAGTTAAATTATCCATATGATCAATATTAATTCCAAATATATCTATAATTGGTTCTAGTCTCTTATATATTGCAATATCAAGCATAGCATCTATATCTGGATAAAAAATAGAGGTATCTAAATTAACTCCTTCAGGTACTGTAATAACATCAATCTGATCGTTTTTAATTAGCAAACCCTCAACACGCATTTGCTTTAATTTCTTATCATAATCTTTGATCTTGCTACCATCTACTTTACTTATGGTAAATGTATATCCTCTATCTCCTTCATAAAAGGTAGGACCATATATGACATTGTATATTTTCATGCCTCTTATAGTCTTTGTCAATACTTTATATTCTCTAGCACCCCATCCACCAGGAACTCCTAAAGTATAATCACCAGCCATAAGTCTGGTTTTATATTCGTCTATATATTTGTCTATCAGATTTAAAATTTGAAAAGAACTATATTCTTCTCTTAATATCTTATCTATAACATCTTGTAACATCTGTTTGGTAAATCTTGGGAAATCTGCTCTAACCACCTCCATACCCGTGATACTTAGATCGTCTATTTTCTTTCCTTCTTTGTTGATGATCCATAATGCATACTTCTTCTTTGCATCTAAGAACATAGCTCTCTTAATAACTAATTCTTCCTTAAATGTAAAGTTATATTTAGTGGCAAGCTCAGAATCACCAGCATTATGCCTTTTAAGCATTTCAGGAATGATATATTTATTAATATATTCAGAACAATTTCTAACAATCTTTAAAGTAGCTTCTGTCTTTTCATCTTCACTTATTGAATCATATTTATCACCATATAATGACTTGAGCACTGGTTCAATAAAGAGAAACATTGAGTCAGTATTATGTACTAAAATGTCATTAGCAAAAAACATATGGTTATTATCAACTTCAATATCATATACATACTCTGGTATATTGTTTTCAATTTTCTCAATAGATGTTATTCTTTCC